ACAATAGTGTTTATTAAAGTTGTAACTTGACCTAAAGATGTTGCATCGGTAGAAGCAAGGGCATCCGCAAGGCTTGTAATGCGGTTACTACCCATCTGCAAGTTGCCAGTAATAGGTGTTTGGCCATCTGACGCTACTGAACCAGTAAGTGCTGATTGAATATCACCAAGCGTGTTATTAGCCCATGTGCTAGATATAGTTGTGCCAGTTACTACGGGATTACCCGCTGGTAGTGAATATGTACCCGATCCGTTTCTACTCATTTGTTGCTCCTTGGAAACCTTGTAATGTCAGTAATCTAGCTAAATTACGCTGTTCAGGGGTTAATGTCACAGTAGATGGTGTTGGCAATAATCTGTTTTGTACGGGGCTAGATAGTGCTAAAGACCGCATAGCGGGTCTAGCTAATACTGCACCTGCACCAAACCCACCTGTACTTACGCCACCAATTAATCCAGCAAAATAATCTAATGGACTAAATTGGGGCAAGCTACCCATAGGTTCTGTTGCTTGGCTTGCTTTAGGAAATGCTTGACTAAACTGTGCAACGCTTTTTAACTCACCTGACAATGGCTTGCCTTTTTGTAATTGTGCGGCTAACTTTTTAGCATCAATTGTTCCAGTAGTTTGGTTAGCGGCTTTTTCTACGGTGTATGTCTTAGCGATTAATTGCCGAGCATCTCTAAACTTACCTAACAAATCAGTTTGTTTGGTTGTAGTTAAGTGATCCTCAATAGCATTTTCTAAAGCATTTGCGGCTTGTTTTGCCGCCCTACCTATATCAGTATTACCAGTTCTAAATGCGTCATCTGCTTGCGTTCTTAATTGTCTAATCTTTTCGACTGCCGCACTAGAATCAAAAAACTCGCTCTTTAACGAATTAATAAGATTAATTACTGGGCTTGGTGCTTGATTAGGAAAGCTTTGCTGTGTTGCAACAAAAGGTTTTTTAATATTGTCTAATTGATCGTAATAGCTTTTATTTGGCATAATTACGCCAATGTTGCCTAACTGATCATAGGCTTGTCCTGCTGTATTACGCAACGATGTAAGAACCTGTGGGGTAATAACGGTATCTTCAGGCAATCCTAAAGATTTAGCGGTAAGTCTATTAGTAATTTCTTGGTTTCTAGCACTTGCGTTTTGTGCGGTTGATAGCTTTCCTGCTGTGCCTTCAACAATACGATTAAATAAGCTTGGGTTTGCCTGTGTTGGCGGTATGACATAGCCTAAATCTCTAGCTTCTTTTACAGCTTGTTGCATTTGTGGGCTAGGTGCTTTGCCAGCAAGCATGGATGGTATCTTGCCAATAGCAGGGATTGTTCCACCAAACGCTGTGCCTAGAGTTATATTTCTAGCTACATCGCCATACAAGTCTGCGCCAGTTTCACCAGTATTTACGGGGGTCATTAAACCTGAAATAGCACCTGTTGCACCACCTTGCACAATTGGGCTTGCTTTAGCAAAGCTAGGAATCATGCCTAAAGGTTTAGTTACTGCGGTAGCGGGCAAGACTGCGCCAGCAACACGCCCAGCACCATAGGATACGGGGTTAGCTTCGTAGTAAACATCTGCCTCTTTGTCTAGCTTTTTGGCTAGTTCGCTTGTTCCTAACTTACCACCTGTAACAATTTGCGCTCCAGCCACCAATGGATCAACAACGGATTTGGTAGCACCAGCTAAAGCAGACTCTAATGGTCTTGGTTCTGCTTGCACATTAGTACGATTTACCCTGCGTGGTCTACCCATAGCCGCACCACCGCCTGTAGATTCCCATTGTGGGTATTCTTCTACAACAGGCCCTGCATACGCTGTAGACGCTGGTTTAGCTACCTGATCAGGTACAAACTGTAATGGTTGTGCGGTATCGGGTACAAATCTCATTGTATTGTTCCTGTTACACCGTTGACTGTTACTTTATCGTTTTTCTGTACCCTTTTTTCAGCTATTGCTTTATCAAGATCAGCTTGACTTGAAAACACTTTAGGCTGTGCAGAAGCAGTTGGGGTTGATGGAACAGAAGTTGGCATACGAGTACCTTTTTCTTGTTCGTCTAAGTATTTTTTAAAGCCATTTAGTTTATTTTCAATTTGTTTTGCGTTGTCGTATTCAGATGGCAAGAAAGAATTTAAACGCTTAATCTCTTGGTTACTTTGTGCCGCACCAGCCCGTTCATTAATAACCTTAGAAACAATGTTAAACACAGCGGCACGAGCCTCAGTTTCAGCGGGCTTTTCTGTTCTACCTGCTATTGATTCTCCAAATGGTATTGCTCCAGCTACACCTCGACCAAAATTAAATGCTGTGGGCGTGGCTTTAACTAAAGTTAGTGCGCTATCTACAACAGACCTTTGCTGGTTAATAGCAGTAATGTCTTTAGATTGCTCGGTACTTAGTTTTGGTGGCAAAGGTTGACCACCAGCCATAATTGGGGCGGCTTCACCTGTGCGAGTATTTACAATCATTGGCCCTTGAGCAGTTTCTACTACCTGACCTGCTTGTGGCATCTGCGCTTTAGGTACTCTTTGCAATACTCTGCTTGGGTCAACAGGGTCACGGAACTCAATATGCGTTCCAGTATCTACTTGAATAGGCGCACGGAATTTCTCAGGGCCAGCGGCTACTTGTCTTGTAGAGCCATCAGGCATTCTTTCAAAACGAATTGAACCTTCAGTTAAAGTAAATGCTTCAGGGTCAGCCATTATTTTGTTAAACGCCATATCACGCAAACGCTGTGACGCTCTTGGATCTTTATAAAGATTAGCGTATGCCGCTATTGGATTAGGTGGTACTGCTGGTGTTCCAGCATCTCCTAACTCGTAACCAGCAGGTGCGGGTTTAGCAGGTTTACCTTGTTTAAGACTCATAAAGTCGGCAAACGCTTCTGTTTCACCTTGACGAATACGATTAGCTAAATCCAATGCTTTTTGGTCAGCTTGGTACATTCCATATGCGCCCAATGCGGTATTAAATAAGTTTGCTAAATTCTGTGTTGGTGCTACAGGGATAAATCGATTTCCTACCATTTGTCCTTGTGGTTGTTGTTGACCTTGAGCGATAAGCATTTCAGCCAGCTTGCGCTGACGATCCATGCCTAATATTTCAGGCTGGTAAGGATTTGAGTATTGATCTAATAAATTTGCCATAATTTATCCTGCAAACGGGGTATTGAACGACATAAATTCAGGGCCACTTAAATTCATTAACATTTGTTGTTGTTGAGTTGATGGATTCATAGCATCTTGCATATACTGACCTTGTTGACCATATGCGCCTTGGGGTGTACCACCGTAAGGGGCTTTTTGTCCCTGTCTTAACATTTGCGCTAAGGCATAAGGGTTTACACCAGTTGAATAGCCTTGACCTACAGGCGAACCAAGGTTTTGTTGCAACAATGCACGGTGCAATTGTTCTTGAGCAGACTCATTCATAAATACAGGTCGCTGACCCGATACATCCTGCATATTTTCCATCATCAACGGTTTTTGGGGTGTATACGGATTCATGTCTAAACCTCTGTAATTTGACGAATTTTGTTTATTTCTGCTGTTACTACATTATCGATTCTTTTTAGCAAATTGACTACTGCTTCGTGTTGTTGTGGGTAATGCTTTTTAATGTACTCAAAGCGTTGTTTACTGTCAGCAATATAAGCGGTGCAATTCCAGCAATCTAAGCTAGAGTGCGACATTGATAGACGCTCGGTAATTTCAATGTCTTTGCTCTTTAGATACTCGACTACATCTTGGTCAGACCAATGCAGTATTGGAAAAACATATTCAATGCCGTCAATGACTTCACCTGACTTAATAGGGTTTTTGTGTGATTCGGATTGTCTTTGACCCCGAACAACGCAGGTAATTCCTAGTTCTTGTATCTTTTGGTGCGCTGGTATCCATTGGTTCTCAGCACAGCAATCAAAGTAAGTGCGTAATTTAATGTCTTTTTGGCTTGTAACTGCTTGTCCAATATTGCTAAAATTGACAGGTAATATGTCTACAGGGTGACCGTTTACCTCTAGCGATAACGGCTGGTTTGTGCGAACTTCTACAAAATTAGGAACATTTAACTGATCCATGTAATCTTCGATTTCAGGGAAGTTTGCACCTGTATTGACCCATATTAGGGTCATTTTGTCTAAGTAATCACGATATAACTCTAAACACGCAAGCGAATCTCTACCGCCTGAAAACATCAAGGCAATCTTTTCGTGGCGGTTTAAAAAGTCTTGCATTAGAAGAACATTGCTCCAGCCATCATTGCCGATCCACCAAGACTGTAGAGTCCTTGGGTGTTAGCGTTTTGGGAAGCTACTTGAGCGTTATAAGCGTTCATTGCCGCATTACCTTGCGCTTGTGCCGCACCGAGTAAGTCAGGGCCAGCGGTGACTGCTTGGCTGGCTGGGTTTACAAATTGTGGTGAACTTAATTGTGCGCCTGAACGAACAGCATTTAGGGTATTTAATGGTTCATTACGCTGGTAGGCTAATTCACCAAATGCGGCCGCTCTTGCACGGTTACCAACATCAAAACCTTGGGTAGTTGCGCCTAAGAGCAAATCATTCTCTTTTTGTGCTTGTTGCATCATGGCACGGTCATACGCCTCAGAGCCAATATCTATGCCTTGATTAGATAATTGTTGTTGTAGCTTGTCACGGTTTTGTTGTATTTGAGGGGCAAGCCGTTGCATATACGCATCTTGATACGACTGACTAGGATTAAACCCTGTAGATGGCAGTTTGCTGGTATCAAACGGCTGGGAGATCATGTTTCTAACATATCCAAGACCCTGCTCACCCAATTCACCCGTGCCAATGCTTAACTTGTTTTGTATATCAAACAGTCTTTGCTGATCGGGGGAGAAAGTTTGCGTAGCACTCCACATAGGATTGCCATACTTATCCTCACCTGCCATCGTGTACTCAAGCGAACCTTGAGGGGTATATTGGTTTACACGGTTGGCGGCAATATTAGCCCGTGCCGCATCTAAATTACCTGCCGCAGTTTCTCTTGCCGCACCTGTATAATCAGGTGGTGGCGGTGCTGACGGTGCGCTCTTTCCCATACTTCTCTCCTAAAAACCTACATTTGTCTTTGGTCATTGTTAATAAAACCATATCCCCATCGGGGAACGCATCTTTAATCCGTGCTTCTTCAATAAAACCTAGCTTGTAATTGAACCGCATTGCATCTTCGTTACTTGAATTGGTTGGCCCAATTAACTTATTTACACCCAATTGTACAAAAGGATAGTCAAAAATAGTAGCTAGAAACTGTTTAGACATCTGCCCGTCAATAGCAATATGGGTCATTATTGATGTTTGCGTATAACCTTCGTACCATACCCCTGCTATGACCGTTCCTGTTTTGTCTAATAATCCAATACAGCTAGAGTTTTCAGGCGTAAACACTCCGTTTACCCGTTGCGCTACCCATTGTCCAATTAGTTCTTTTTCAAAACAGAGCATTAAATTACTCCACCTTTTTCCATCACATAATCGGTACTAGCCCAATGAAAATCAATTCCTTGGCTTGCCACATTAAGACTAATAGATCCCGCATAACCTAACCCTGTCACGCCCTGCCAAAACTTAGAAACAATTAGGTTACCGCCCCAGTTGGTGTCATCCCATAATGATGTGTCCCAAACCCCAACATCTAGGGTAGATGGGTTAAACGATATTTGGCTAGTTAAAGGTACGGTATCAAAATCGGTACTAATACCGCACAAAACGGTCGGTAAGCCGTTATCGGTTTGTAGGATAGGGCGTACTAGGGTAAAGCGTTTTTGCTGTCCCCTAGACTCAAAATACGAGTACGCTTGCTGTACAAAACCGTTGATATTGTTAGCATCATCTGAAAAACTGTCGTAAAAGCGGGCTACATAGCCATTACCGCCAAAATACATATCTTCACCACTTGCTTCCCAGCAATTTGCACTAATATTGGTAAACCTAGCCCAAGACTTTGTAATGGTGTGCATGACATATTG